ATAGAGAACGCTATTAAAATATAATTTTCCGTTATTAATTGTCCAAGCCATTATCCGAACTCCGCTAAGTTTGCCGTGTTAAGTGCATAATACCCTGATGGGACTGCGTACTCAAAGTTTCCATAGCCATTACCATCTGCGTTGCTTGATGAAATTGCAAAAGGTGGTGAGCCGAAGTTTGCATTTATAGTTGCATTTTCACTATTTTTAAAACCAGAACATACAAAATAATATTCATCTCCAGTTAAAGATAAAGCCCCTGTTCCAGTAGCACCAGAAGTTGGGTTTCCACTATTTTGATAAGTTCCATCTTTATGAAAATATAATTTTTTATTATCCATATCTATAGCAACTCCAATAATACTGTCTACACCCCAAGCACTGCCATATGAAGAAGAAGAAGCATTATTATATTTATCTCCATTCCAAGCGTAACCGTATCCAGAACTTGTGTAACCTGGATATTGATTAATCCAAGAAGATGTAGTTGAAGGTTGAGCAACACCAACTTGCATATATTGTGCTCCTGTACTGGATGGAGACCATTTAAATTCACAATAAAATTTTCCAGAACTCATAGCTATAGTGGAAGGTGTGGATTCCCAAGTGCCTGTTGTTAGATAACTACAATTTCCATTTGATAAAGTAATACCAGAACCTTGAGAAAGTGGGTTTAATGTTGCATAATTAACTACAGGGTAGTCAGTTGACTGATCAATTGATGTTAAATTATTAACCGTGAATGTATTACCATTAGGTGATGAATCTGTTCCAAGTGCTGCAGCATTTTCAAACTGTAAGTTAAATCCATTAGTTCCAAAGGTTCCCGTATATATAATCGGGGTCCAAACTCCATCTGAGTTTGCAACTCCAAATGATGTTGGTGCTAATTGTTGACCATCAACTAAAATTGTTTCTGCTAAATAACCATCTAAATAAAAACTACCACCACTTCTATTTCCAATAGTATTAATTACACCAGATGTATTACAAGCAAAATCTAAATTTTGAGATGGATATGTTGCTGTTGAAAAACTTGTAACTTGTGTTCCATTTACATAAAGTTTTACTCTATTAGAACTTGTTCCTTGTGTTGTGTCTATTGCAATAACAAGATGATACCATGCTGATACATCTCTAAATACTTGTGTAGTAGTTATTGTTGATTGAATACTACCACTTGAATTTTCTTGGCTCATAGTAAGTGTACCATTTGCATTTAAATAAAACTGCATTAAAGATGTAGATGAATATACCCCACAAGTAAAAAACATATGTTCTTTTATTGTAGAAATTTTTAACCAAGTTGAAAATGTAAATGTTCTTTTATTACCATCACCACTTGGTGTTCTATTTAAATAATCTGAACTACCATCATTAAACCTTAATGACTTAGTCGTGAATAAAGGTCTTTCAGGCCAAGTGTCAGTTACCCTTGCTTCGTACTGTTCATCTTGTTGCCATACACCTGTTGCTGTAGTTGAAGTTGGAATGTTTGGGGTTCCGATAATTCCGCCATTTGCCATAGCTGATTACCTCCCTATACCGCTATAACTTCGTATGAGATAACTAGATCTAAATCAGACGCCGCACTTGCGCCACCTTTTAAAACGTCAGCCTCCATTAAATATATTGGAGTGTCTAATATAACTAAAGTTGCATCTGCTGGAACTGAAATAGTTTTTGCTAAATGAAAAGTTCCCGAAGTGTCAAAGTTAGTTACGCCAGCTGATGTAAAGTTGGCTTTTGTTATTGAAAGGGTCACATCTGCTGCGGCTGCTCCATCAACGTTAGCGCATGTAATTCTATTTAATTTTAATACTTTTCCTGATGACACAGTCATCAAAGTTGTAGTTGTAGTAGCTGTTAAATTGTAACCAACTGATTCACCGAAAATTGTTGCTACTGCTACTATATTTGGATTTGCCATAATTTTTTATTCCTATTTGTTACTCTTATCCGAAAACAATTGCCATTGCAATAGCTTTTCCTGTTGTTGCTAAACCTACTCCATTTGCTTGTACTTCACCTGTTCCTTTGGGAATAAGGTTTATACTTATATTACTATCTCCCCCAGATGCTGTAAATTTAGGTGCATTACCTGTTGCCGCATTAGCAAAAGTTAATTCATTAACTGCTGAACTTGTTGCTGTTAATAGAAATAATTCATTCCCGTTAGTATCTAAAATTGAAGTACCGATTTTAGGTGCTGTTAAAGTTTTGTTTGTTAGAGTCTGTGTCCCTGTAAGGGTTACATCACCAGCACTACCTAAAGTAGCTTCAAAAAGACCAGTGTTTGTTGCAACACCATCAAGATAAATAAGTTTGTATCCTTTGTCAGTAGCTGAAAAAGTAACTGTTGCTCCTGAACCAGATACAGCTTTTAATTGTACTGTGTAAGCACCTGTTGTACCATTTTTAATAATGTAAAAATTTTCTGTAAGAAGAGGAAATTGTATTACTCTGTTTCCAGAAATAGATCCTGTTAGTTCTATAACTCTTTGTTGAGCAGTACCTGTTAAAGCACCATTGTCTATATCTAAAAGTGTATTACCAGCACCGCCGGCAGTAGATACTTGTATAACACCACCTGTAAGTTGTTCGATAAGACTTAAATTTGCGTTTGTTTTTGTTCCCCAAGTACCAGCGTTTTCGCCGGTTGCCATTAGCTCTAGGCCGAGATCCGTGTATGTTGATGCCATAAATTTGTACTCCTGATTACTTTTGTTTATATTGTTTATTTAGTTTTAAGTCAAACATAATTATGCTTGTTTAGTAGTATAACCCGTACTGTCTTTAGGTGTTTTAGTAGAATATCCTGTAGTATTTTTAGGTGTTTCTGTACTATATCCTGTACTGTTTTTAGGTGTTAGTCTTCCATAATATTGAAGAATAAGATTTTCATTTAATTTAGTTGTTGCTTGTAATCCAGTTAATCCTACCGTCATAGGTGTAGGAGATATTGTTCCAACAGCAGACGTTGATTGTAGTCCTGTTAAAGGAACTCCTATTTCAGGGACCAAAGATCCAACAGAAGATGTTGATGACACACCTGTTAGAATTTGTGTAATTCCTATTGATAAAGATCCTACAGCTGAAGTTACTTGTTGACCTGCTGGAGACTCAGTTAAAGCATCTAAAATTATTCCACCAACTGTAGAAGTCATTCCTAGACCTGTTAACCCAACAGTTTCTGCAGTGGGATCAAAGTCCCCTACATTAGATTCAGCTCTTACACCTGTTGGAATTACTACAGATGTTAAATTAAAACTTAAACTACCAACACTAGATGTTGCTTGTCGACCAGTTAGTCCTACAGTCATTTCTATCGGAGATAATGATCCTACACTAGATGTTGCACTTACTCCTGTTAAATCTACAATAGATAATATACCTGCAGTTATAGAACCTATAGAAGAAGTTGCACTTACACCTGTTGGTATAACAATCTGAGTATCAGAAGTAGTGAGACTTCCAACTGATGTTGTTGATTGTACACCTGTTGGCTGTACAGCATATTCAACACCCCAACCAGAGTTACCCCATTCTTGTCTACCCCAGCCTTCTTGGTTAGATGCTTCTACACTACCTATTGATGATGTTGTTGATACTCCGGATAAAATAATGGTAACGTTGTCGTCACCCCATTCGTTGGATCCCCAAGTATTATTACCCCAGGTTGATGCCATAAGGATTACCTCCCTATGCTATACGAAGGATTGCGTTTGATGCGTCTGCTGCTGGAAATTGAATTGTAAAAGTTCCACTTGATACAGTTTTATCTCCACCAAAATCTATTGCACAAACTGCAGGATCTCCTGATGCTGTATCATTAAAAATTAAACATCCTCTAGTTGTGAAAGATGCTGATGTAAAAGAAACGTCTGCAAAATCACAACATGCTGTATCTCCTGATAAAGCTGGTGTTACACTTGTAAGTGCAATCCCTTTAGTAGTGTAACCATTACCATTAGCTACTTCGTTAGCTGTAGTATACGCAGTTGTTGATTTATTTAATGTAGCACTACTTGTGTATAAAGCTAAATTAAAAGTATTTCCACCTTGAGTAAAATTGTGAATTGCTCTTAAAACTTCTGTTTTAAAACTGTTACATACTGCTGATGTTATTGCCATAAAAAATCTCCTAATTATTGAGGCGCTGACTCGATTGGTATTCTTACTGTTCCATCCGTGTAATCGTCTCGTCTTCTTCTTCCAAGTTGCATTGCTGCAAACTTTTGTAGTTCACTTTTATATCTATTTTCATATAGTGTCAACATGTCTGTTGGACCTTTTAAAAACATAAATGCTTCTACTAAACATGCATATAATAGTCCTTGTGGGAAGTAATTACTTAAAAATGTATTAGAATTACCATCACCACCAGACCCTAATCCTACAGGTTGAGCGTTGTAATGAATAATATATTTGTAATTAGCATCAGGTGTAGGGGCTACATAAATAGCACCAGACGTGGCTGTGCTCGTTCCTGTTGTTGCACCACCAAACATTGAATAGTATTTAGGAAGACCTGTTACATCTTGAGCCGCTGCTCCTCCTGCAGTTCCTGTTAAGTTACCAACATACTCTGACATAAAAGTTTGATCACGTTTTTCTAACCATATTCCTTGACCGTTAGTGTTTGCTGTTGATTCATAAACTTCTATACCTCTTACAAATAAAAGTTTAACAGGCATTGTAATTGTATTAAAATCTGTTGCAAACTGAGCTTCATCTTGAACTCTATCTGAATCCATAGGAAGATCTAAATTAATTCTATTTTGTGCAGCCATAATAAAACCATCTACAATAGTTTCTGTAAATACATTTGCGTCTACTTCAGTATAATCTCTTATAGCTGTAACTAATGTTGAATATGTATAATTAGATAATCCTGCCATAATTAAGCTTTATCATTTAATGGGCCGTATGTACACGGAAAACCACCGCCTGACCCTGTTGAGTTCCATGTAGCACCATTTACTACTCTAGCAAGAAAACTATTTTCTTCTGTGACTACTGTATTAGCGA